TTTTTTAAAATATGCAATAAAACAAAAACCAAACGTTGATATTGAATCAATTAAATTCAAATATGAATCATGGAAGGAAAATAATTGGAAAGATGGATTTGGTAATGAAATTATAAATTGGAAAAATAAATTATTAAACACTTTACCTCATATTAAAGAAAAACAAAATAAGTACGATCCAACTAATCCTAATCAAATGATATACTAATGACTTATTCAGATTACAACATAATAATTCCAAACGGAAAATATACAGGTCAAGTTTATACAACTTGCCCAAAATGTAGCCATGAGCGTAAAAAGAAAACTGATAAATGTTTAGGAGTTAATTTAGATAAACAAGTTTGGCATTGTAACCATTGTAATTATAAAGGATGGTTACCTAAGCAAATTCAAATTGATGAAAAAGTCTACGTTAAACCTGAATGGAAAAACAAAACAGAATTATCAGACAAAGCAATTAAGTGGTTTGAAAAAAGAGGAATTGACCAGCAGACTTTAATAACTTGGAAAATTACCGAAGGTTTAGAGTGGATGCCTCAAACTCAAAAAGAAGAAAATACAATTCACTTTAATTACTTTGATGAAAACAATGAATTGATAAATGTTAAATATAGGGATGGAAGAAAGTCTTTTAAACTCCATAAAGATTCTAAACTTATATTTTATGGTTTAAACTTTTTTAAATTCGATTTAAACGCTTTTTTAGTAGAAGGTGAGATTGACGCACTTTCAATGTATAAAAGTGGCTATAAAAACGTTTTAAGCGTTCCTAATGGCGCAAATGTTTCTAATAACAATCTTCAATACTTTGATTACATTTCTGAAAGATTTAACGAAACTCCTGTAATTTATCTTTGTTTTGATAATGATAATGCTGGCAGACAATTAACAGAAGAATTTGCAACAAGATTAGGTAAAGAAAAATGTAAGTTAGTTATTTTTAAAGATTGTAAAGATGCAAATGAATGTTTAATTAAATACGGGATACAAGGTATAATTGAATCAATACAGGATGCAAAAGATTATCCACTTGAAGGTGTGTTTACTATTCAAGACATGGAAAATGAAATCTTTGATTTATATGAAAACGGATTAGATAGGGGAGTTAATGTAGGCTTTGAGAAATTTGATAGGCTTCTAACTTTTGTAAAAGGTTACATTACAACAATTACAGGAATACCTGGCCATGGAAAATCTGATTTTTTAGATGAAATTGTTATTCGATTAATGTTAGGCCATGGATGGAAAACAGCTTTTTTCTCACCTGAAAATAAACCAACAAAACTTCATTTCAGTAAAATAGCAAGAAAGATAATTGGTAAAAGTTGGGATTCACAATACAGAAATAGAATGAATCAACTTGAAGTAAAAATCTGCATGAAGGCAATGAATGAAAAAATATGGTTTATTAAACCTGAAAAAGATTTTACACTTGAAAGCATTTTAGAACATATTAAAAATTTAAAGATTAGATACGGATTAGATGCCTTTGTAATTGATGCTTGGAATAAATTAGAACACAAATACAATCAAAGTGAAACAAAGTATATTGGAGAAAGTTTAGAAAAAATATCTGTATTTTGTGAACAATATAATTTGCATTGTTTTTTAGTTGCACATCCAAGAAAAATAAATAAGGATAAACAAAGCGGAAAATATGAAATACCTAACCTTTATGATATTGCTGGGAGTTCAAACTTTTACAATAAAACAGATAACGGAATTTCAGTTTACCGAACAGGAGAAAATAAAACATTTGTTTACGTTCAAAAAGTTAAGTTTTCACATTGGGGAACTATTGGGCATTCAGAATATACTTATGATTTAAGTTCAGGAAGATATATTGAAGATGGGACATTCCATACAGCAGATAGTTGGGTAACAGTTGAACAGGCAACAATGGAAGAAAATAAAGAATTTTTAAACGAAAAAGATCCTTTTTAAAAATTAACTAAAATCAAATAAAAATGAAAACAAACAATCAAACAAATCTATCACTAATTTCTAAAACAGAATGGTGGGTAAAAAAATTAGATGTAAACTCTATTCGTGGAACTTTCGACTGGAATCAATACATGAAATATTTAAAGGCATTAGCAAATGAAAATAAAAAAAACTGATATTCAATTTATTTTAATTGCTGTTTTCTTATTAGTTTGTTTAATTTTGTCTAAGTGATTAGTGAGCTAGTAAATAACAAAATCTACAAACAAATTACTCGGAATGTATGCCACAATCACGAACTACAAGACGACCTTCATTTTGAAGCTGTTTTAATTATCATTGAAAAGAAATTTGACTTAACAGAAATTAGAAACCTTAAACACTTTTTTTCAGCAGTAGTTTGGAGAACATGGCATTCAAATAAATTTAGAAAAAAGTATTTTGTAGATCATGTTAAGTTTGTAGACAATTTAAACGAGATTATAGAGGAAAAAGAAAATATTGATTATTCAGTATTGATTAACTTTCTCGAGAGTTCACCACAAAATGAAACAGAATTTTACGAAGTCAATTTACTAAGATTGTATATTTTACATGGCGATGCAAAGAAATTAAGCAATAAAACAAAGATTCCATACAGAACAGTAGCAAACGATATTAAATTAATCAAAGACAAACTCAAACGACAGCACAATGAAAAAAATTCTGATAAAGGCGAATATGAATAACCTTAACGGGTTATCCTTTCACCGATTAATAGTTCCATTCTCAAAAGTCTCTGACATGATAGACTTTCAATGCGATGTATTTCCTGACTTAGATGCAGCAACAGATGAACAGTTAAAACAGTATTCTGCAGTTGTTTATCAAAGAGAAATAGATACAAATGGCAAATCACTTGAAATAATTAAAAAATACCATTCACTCGGAATAAAAGTTATATTTGACATTGATGACATTTGGACATTGCCTAAAAGCCATTATTTAAGTCGACTTTATGAAATCCATAATATACCAGCTCAAACAGTCGAAATACTTAAAAATGTAGACTTAGTAATTACGACTACCAAACATTTAGCATCAAAGATTAAAAAGTACAATAAGAATGTTGAGGTAATTCCTAACTGTTTAGATCACGAAGATGAGCAATGGAAATCAAACAAAACTAAAAGCGATAAAATAAGATTTGGCTACATTGCAGGAATTTTCCATAAAGAAGATATTTCAATATTAGAAATGCCTATTCGTAAAGTATTAAGGCATGATATAAACGCTCAATTTGTTTTAGGTGGTTACAATGATAATGCAGATTATAACTATTATGAAAAGGTAATGAGTGGTGGCACTTTAACCGATAAATATCAAAGAGTTTACAGCTTACCAGTTCACGATTATGGAAAGTCTTATAATGAAACTGATGTTAGCTTAATCCCTCTTCAATCAAACTCATTTACTGAATGCAAAAGCGAAATAAAGTTACTTGAAGCTGGTTTACATGGTAATCCTGCAATAGTTAGTGATGTACTACCTTATAACATATTACCAAAAGAAACTGCAATATTTTTAAATAATAGTGATATAAATGGTTGGTACAAGGCAATAAGAAACCTAAGCAAAGATGAATCAATGAGAAAGGAATATGCAGAAAGTTTACAAAAATATATTGAAAAACATTATAACATAAACAAATGGACAAAAGTAAGAAAACAGATATTAAAATCGGTATTGGCGTAACAACAACTCCAAATCGTAAAGAGTATGTTGATAGGTGGCTAAATTACTTTGAGAAACATAAACCTAAAAACTATCATTTACATATTCACGAAGATGTAAACTACAAAGGTGTTGCATACTCAAAAAATCAAAACTTATATACTTTAAGGGACTGCGACTTTATTTTCTTATTTGATGATGACTGTTATCCATTTGAAAATAACTGGGCTGAATATTTTATTAATTCAGGATACAATCATTTACTATACTTAGAGCCTAGTCATAATTTAAAAGCTAAAATAAATGATTTAGAGATATATCGAGATTGTGGTGGTGTATTTATATACCTAACAAAAGAAGTATTAAATAAAGTAGGTTATTTTAATTCAGAGTATGGGCAGTATGGATTTGAACACGCTGGTTATTCAAACAGAATTTACAAAGCAGGATTAACCAATGCTCCTTACCAACAATTAACAGGAACTGATAAATACATTTGCGCCTTAGATTATATTATTGAACACAAATCAAGTATTCCTGAATATAAAAAAGGAAAGTTAATAGAAGAAAATCGAAAAGTATTTATAAAGGAATTGCAAAGTGAAAAAATCTTTTATAACTTTGAAGAGTGAACGAACACATACTTTTTAAACTAGCAACTCGCAGCAGACCACAAAAGGCAAAAAAAGCAATTGAGAATATCATAATGCTTTGTAATTCAATGAATTACACTATTTTAGTTAGTATTGATGAAGATGATGAAAGTATGTTTGGTTTTAGTTATCCTGATGACAATGTATTCATATCAAGAGGAACTTCAAAAAACAAAATTGATGCTATAAATAGAGACATGGATATTTTTGAAGGTTGGGACATTTTAATCAATACTTCAGATGACATGGTATTTGAAATTAAAGGATTTGACAATATAATTAGGCAAGATTTTAAAGGAAACTACGATCAGGTTCTTCATTATTCAGATGGCAATCAACACGCAAACATTATGACAATGAGTATAATGGGATTTGATTATTATAATCGCTTTGGTTACATTTATCATCCTGACTATAAGTCTTTATGGTGTGATTGTGAAGCTACTGAAGTAGCACATCTACTTGGTAAATATGAGTACATGGGAGATAAAAAAGTATTATTTACTCATAGGCATCCTGCATGGGGATTATCTGAATACGATGAACAATACAGAAAGACTGAAAGTCAAGAAATGTGGAACACAGACTATAATTTGTTTAAATATAGAAAGTCAGAAGATTATTTTTTACCTAAACATTTAATTATCAATAAACCTAAATACAATAATGTATAGTCAAAATAACGAAGAACAAATTATATTAGAATACTTTAAAGATTTTAAAGGTAATTTATTAGATATTGGAGCAAATGATGGAATTACTTTTTCTAATAGTAGAAAACTTTTAGAATTAGGTTGGAGTGGTGAACTAGTTGAACCAGCAGATATACCTTATTCAAAATTAAAAGAGCTTTATAAAAATAATAAAAAAGTTAAGATACATAAAGTAGCTATTTCAGATTTAAGGGGCGAACTAACTTTTTATTCAAGTGGAGAGCATGTAGGTAATGGAGATAGTGATTTACTTTCTACTCTTTCAATAGTTGATAAACAAAAATGGGAAAATACAACAGTATATCAAGAAAGTAAAGTTCATTCATTAAAATGGTTAGATTTTTATAATTGGCAAGTTTATGATTTTATAAACATAGATGCTGAAGGTTTTGATTTAAGCATCTTAAAACAAATGGATTTAAAAGAATTGGGATGTAAATGTTTATGTATTGAACACAATGGACATCAATATAATGATATGATAAGAGAATTAAGAAAATATAATTATAAAACTCTTTTAGTAAATAACGAAAATTTAATAGTAGCAATATAATGGGAATAACAGATTTTAGTTTAACTCTTTTAAATAAGTATGTTAAAGAAAATAGTAGAGTTTTAGAACTTGGAGCGCAAAATTTATATTCATGTGAATGGGAAGGTGCACCTTATGCTGATAAATATTATCATAAAAAAGCATGTGAATATAATTGTTTAGATTTAAACAAAGAGAATAACTCATTAGAACTTGACTTAGCAACAAAACTAAGTTTAGATAAATTTGATATAGTTACTGACTTTGGAACAAGTGAACATGTTGGAATAAATGGAAAACATGATCCTAAAGCATTTTATAATTGTTGGTTAAATAAACATAACGCTTGTAAAATTGGTGAGCTTATAATAAGTGAAAATCCAAAAACAGGTAATTGGCCAGGTCATGGGTTTAATTATGTTACTGAAGATTTTTATAAACAATTATCCGAAGCTAATGGATATGAAATACTTGAAATAGGTGAGCATCCTGCAATGAATAATACAAATGATGGATGGAATATTTATTGTGTACTTCGTAAAACTCAAGAAAAGTTTATGACATTAACTAACTTTAAAAAATTAT